ACTGCTTCCGTATGTGCGTTTCTATCGGTATGCTTTTCTATCCTCTTTACTAAATCAGAAACATCAACATCTTTTGCTTCTTTCAAGTTTGGAATTGGTATTAAGTTTATTAACTTTGCCATTTTATTTATATTAATTTATCTTTCAAATCCGTTTCTAGCACCATCTCTATAATACTCTTTAGCCAAATCTAAAGCCATATCTGTTATATCATCTATCATTTTTTTATCAAAAGGTTTCCCAATAATAGATTTTAAGTATTTTTCAAGAGTTCTGTATGTGTTAGAGTTTACTTCATTTAATGATTTTTCTTTTTTTAATGTTTGTTTTTGATTTTCATTAGTTTTACCAGCTCTTAAATCTGCTAAATCATCTTTTGCTTCTTTCAAATTTGGAATTGGTATTAAGTTTATTAACTTTGCCATTTTATATTAATTTAATTCTGTTAAAATTTCTCTCATTAAATCTTGTGCTCTACACCATTTACCACATTCTTCTGCAATTTGTTTCCATTGTTTACTTTCTTGTAATGGTGCCATAAATGCTCCGTGTGTAGATGGATTTGAAACAAAATCCCAACCTACTAATTCAAAATCTTCTTGAACCATAAGAGTTCCATCGTTCAATTCTTTTACAGAACCTAAACCTCTTGATGAAATTCCTAAACGAATGTTATTCTTTAATAATTCTTTTAGAATGTTTCCTGATGGTGTTGATAGTATTTCAACTTTACCCATTACATCATCACCTTCCCACCAAATTTCTCTAATGTTGTGTGATACATTTTTTAAATTAATTACAGGAGAATCTGGATGGTCTAATTCACCCAATGCTCTTCTTTCTTTAATTAATTGTTGATACTTGTCGCATTCTCTCTTTAAGACTTCCATCGGATATCTTCTATTGTTTTGGTTTGGAGCACCGGCTCTTTGCAAAATACCTTTTACAAGAAAAGTTCCGTTATCTTCTTGTACCATCTTTGCTTCAAACAAATGGGTTTCTATCAAAAGATTTTTATTCATTTAATATCTTTTTTTACTTTTTCTACTGCATTCACACTTAAATCAGACCAAGACTTCATTAGTATGTTTTTGAATTCATTTTCTAATTCTGTCTTATCTATTTGATTATCACTATTTTTAATAACTTTCTGAATGTTAGTTTGAACAAGTGGCATTTTAACAATACTGTCAGCTGCACCTCTATCCAAACCTCTTTTCATATCTATAAATTTTGACATATCAGTAGCAAAAGATTTAGTTGTTGCTAATGAGTCAAAAATATTTTTTAATTCATCTTTGTATTTTGGTTTTCCAGAAATATATCGTATTCCTTTACTAACCAATTCTACAATATAATAAAAAATAATCTTACCCATGATAATTGACCCCAATGTTGTCAATATACCAATGGCAAGATTTTCATTTAATTCTTTTTTTTTACAACTTCATTGTATCCTTTAAGTTTTCCTTCGGATTTTGCTTTATAAGCTTTATCTACCGCATTGAAAAACTTTTTCTTTTCATCATCACTCATACCTTCAATACTCTTGCCACTTTTATCAAGCATTGCTTTGAACAAATCTTGATAATCTTGTTCTTCTTTGACAACTTGTCTTATAAGTTCTAATAGTTCTTGTTTTTTCATTATTCTGATATTTGTCTTATTTTTTGGTCTAGTTTTAATAACCTTTCTTTTATAGCATAAATATGATTATTAGTTCTTTTCCAATAACTTTTGTTATTTACACCACTTTCATTTTTTATTTTACCATACCAATTGAGAAATCTTTCCATTTCTTTCAATTGTTTATTGATATTTGATATACCTCTACCAATTTTAGCCTGTGCGCTCGCTTCTTCGTTTTTTAATTCTAACCAACGATTTTCTGTTATTTGGTTTGATACAATCGATTCTTTAACCTTTCCCTTTAAGTATTTCTCAATTGTAGAGTTACTTAAAAATCCAGTTTGTAAACTTCCAGTTTTTGGATGAGTGTATTTAATAGAATATCCCCATCTTTCTTTTTTTGCGGATGGTTTTATAGCACCTTTTGGTACATTATATATTTTGAATATAGTTTCTTTATCCAATGTATTAGATTCGTTTACAACACTGTATCCTGTTAAATCTGCCAATCTTTTTCCTTTCTGTTTTTCGTTATCTGGTTTTCCAAATGCCTTTGGTGTCATATACCCTTGAACATTTCCGGTTGTATTCATTTCTCTTACAACCTTACGAATACGTTCTTTGAGTGCTTTTATTATTTCTTCCTTTTTATCAGGTAGTTCATCATGTTTAGTAGAAGCAAAATCTTTAGCTGCTTTTTTAGTCATACTATCTGCTGCTTTTTTAACTTCTGGAGATGGATTTTCCATATCACCTTTTTGTGCAGCATGAACCATACCCATAAATCTTTGTTGTGCTTTACTTTGTGCTGGCATTTTTCAATTCGTTTATTAGTTCGTAAGACATCATTAATGCAGATAAATGTTCTTCTTTTATTTTTTTAACTGATTTTATTTTTTTAATGTTGTTTAGTGTTTCAGTTAATTTTATTTTTGTAACTTTATCTGATATTTTATTTGATACTTCTTTTAACCCTTCTACTATCTTTGCAACCTCTTTTGAAACATACTCACTCAACTTTCCGGTATTATTTATGTTGTTTATATATTCTCTTAATAACGATTTTTGTTCTGCGTTTAAGTTTTTATATTTCTTATTGAAAGACTCAACTAATAACTTATAAGATACTGCTCTTAAATCTTCATCTTGTTTTTTATATTCTTCAAGAATTGCATTTTTATACTTTTCATCTTTATTTTGAATTGATGAATTAATTATATTTTCAGCTATTGTAAATCTGCTATTTACTATATCGGTTGGATCAAATTGTTCATCTGATTTAACTACTTCAAATATTTTATATATTGATGCTAATACTTTGTAATTTGAAACCGGTGATTTAATAAAATCATCTATATTGTAGGTTTCTTTTATTGATTTAATTAGACTATATTTTTCTTTTATCAATTTTTTCTCATCCAATCTTTTTCTAGCTTCACATATTGTATTAATAAATTGTTCAGCTTTTGATTCTGAGTTATATTTTTCATTTATCAGATATTGATATAATTTAAGTTCTTTTGATAATTCTTTTTTTGAATTATAAAATTCCTTCAATAACTTTTCAGCAACCGATTTATTGGATGTTAAAATTTCTGATGTCACTTGTCTAACTAATAATTCAAAAATAAATCCGGTGTTTTTGAATTTTGAATGTTTTATTTTTTTCATCAAAGGTATTATTTATCAGATATAAATATAGTTTTCTATTAGTTTATTTATTTTCCTCTGTCAAAATTGTTTTTGTAGTCTTTCCATCCATATCTTTGAATATTTCAACATATGAATTTCTTGCTTTATATTTGACAGAATCTTCTTTCTGTTTTAATGTTTTTATACCTAATGGGTCTCTACCTTGTGGATGATCATCCTTTCCGTATCTAACTGCATCTTTAGGTCTGCCAACTTTTCCTTCTTCTTCTAATTCTGCTTTTATTTTTTGAATTTCTTCTTCTACATTTGTTGGTTGTTCCGTACCTGTTTCTTTTGCAGGATCTACACCTTGTGTTTCTATTGATGTTAAACGGAATGCCTGTTTTGTATCTTCTAATATTGCAAGCGTTTGTTCATCTTGTTCATCTTTTGCCATTCCCATAATAGCCTGATACATCCATTCTTTTGAGAACATCTTTGTTTGCTGCATTGATGAAATCAATTGAACCTTTGATGTATATAATTCCACTTTCTCTTGTTCGTATATTTTTGAAGGAATAGTTAGTTCTAATGAAAAATTTGTCAATCTATCATCTTTAATTCCTTGTGCATATAAGTGAACGATTGCAATCTTTGTTAATTCTGAAACTAAAACTCTTTGAACTCTTTCAATTGTTTTTGCAAATCTTACATCTTGTGCTGCCAATGTTGCTTTACCATTTACATCTTCCTCATATCCTAAGAATGCTTTTGGAATCTTTAATGCTGCCATTAACTTACCTTTTAAGTAGTTAATATCTTCAATCATATTATATTCCAATCCTTTTAGAGTATCAATTGAAGTTCCATTATCACTACCACGAACGGGCATATAATAATCTTCAATTAAGTTTTGCATATTATATTTCAAATTATAATCGCCTGTTCTTTCATCAACGAATGGAACTTTTTTAGATGAATTTATAATTTTTTGCATGTAGTTATCCACTTCTGTTGGTGGAATATTACCTACATCAATTTTGAATATTCTCTTTTCAGGAGCTCTCATTACTCTATGAATCAACATAGCATCTTCCATCAAAGATAATTGTTTCCAAACTCTTCTACCACCTTCAATCATAGATTTTCCATAAGGTAGAAAGTTAGAGTCTGAATTTAATCTAAAATGTGCTATTTCATAATTCTCATACTCTTTCTTTGCAGATTGTTGAACTGAACTATATGGATTTTGATAAGGTGCGTATATAAATTTTACTCTCTGTGGATTTTCAATATCAAATCCTTCAATTCTACTCATCTCATAAACACTCATTGGCATTACATTCACAATACCCAAATTCTCTGCTATTTCTAATTGTAAAAAGAAATCACCGT